TGAGACGAAAAGTCCGAACCATTCTCCGTTGGTGGTGTGGATATCAAGGCCGGAGGAAGTGGAATTCTTTCCGATGATGTCGTCGGCCACGCCCATCACATGCTTTACTTCCTTGCCGATCTTGCGCTCGCCGCTCAGGGCCGAGTCCATCACCGTATCTAAATTATTTCCACCATCCGCCAGGTCGCGCTCGCTCAGGCAGAGCATGGGAATCGGAACGGGCTCGGAATAGCGCTGGCCTTTCTTGCACGGCGGGATGGTGTAGCTTTTCCCGCCGCCCACGCCACGCCATTCCTTCGGCCCCACGTTAAAAATGTAAACCTGCGGCAGATCAACCAGCGCGAGGTTGGCTTCGGCTTCGTGGATGGTGCGGTTGCGTTTCTGTAGTTGGGTGATACCGCCCTGTACGGGAACCAGCATGAGAATTCTCCTGAATTAGCTTTCGATAATCGATTTTCCAGCTTTTCGCCCCTTGCGCCGGCGTTCGGCTTCGATGGCGCGGGGCAGGGGATCGAGCGATGTGCGGATTCCGGTCGCCTCCGAGAGTTGTTCGAGCTTGCGCATCTCGCCCATGTTGTCGTCATAAACGTTTTCGAACTGCTCGTGGAAGCCCTTTTCTTCGCGCGCGATCATTTCCAGGTCGTAGTTGCGAATCTGCCACGCCTGCAAGGCTTTCCCTTTTTCGATGCAGTGCAAAAGCAGTCGCAGGTTGTCCGCCCCGAAGTCGTCGAGCGAAAGATACTCGGTCTCTTCGTAGGCCGGGTAATTCATCATGTCGCTCAAGCGCTGCTGAAAGGTGTGGGTGTGGCAATACTCCCCGTCGGCGGGCTTTGGTCCGAAGGCCTGCTCGTGCCAGGTGCCGTAGAGTTCCCACGGTAAAAGCGTTTCTAGAATCCAGCGCTCCCCGAGCTTCGGATACTTCATCAAATTCTTCTGCACATACTGATTGGTCTCGGGATTGAGGATGTTCATCGGCCTACGCCGGTCGGGATTCCAAATGACACGGTAGCGCGGCAGTCCAGATTCTGTGATGCCAAAATCGGCGCACACTCGTTCCACCCATTCCGGGCAGGGATGGGCTTCGCGGCGTTCGATGGAGGCGTTGAGAAGGTCAGTCATGCAAGATTGCTGAAATATGCCGGATCGACAAGAAATGGGTACGAGGGCGGAATAATCACAGAGCCGGGCCCCATGTCGGCAGCACAATATCCGGAAACAAGTAGGCCTCTCCACGGTCGGCCGATTTTTTCGAAGAGAAGGGAATCGCGCTGCATGGCGTCAGTTATTTGACGAACGTAGGCTTCGAGCTGAAACTGAACGCGAGGATCGAAATAGCTTTGGTTCCATCCCTGCTTCGGCGCAAAGAAATAACTCCGCACCCGCTCCGCCAGTCCCAGCTTTTCGGCCAGCACGGCGCTCGGCAGTCCAATTCCGAGAGAGGCGAGAAAAGCACGTCGGTTCACTTTGCTACTCCTACAATCTCCGGGTCCGCTTCCGCTCGCACTTTCTCGTAATCTGCGCGCGTCATGATGACCTGCATGATCTCTTCTTCTCTCAAGCAGAGTAGTGGTTCCGCGTTTTTGTTGGCGACTCCGAAGAGCGGTAGATCAGTTCCGGCGTACTTTCCGAACATCACAATCGCCCCGTTTTGCACGCGGATAGGAATGAGTTGGCCCACTAAGTTGTAGCGGCCCTGCCCCACGCCGACGACCACGCCAAACGACGGCGGCTGCTTTCCGGTGTCCGGCAGCACGATCCCGTTGGCGCTCAACTCTGCGTCCGGAATTCGTTTCACGTTGACGCGATCCCCGAGCGGCACGGCAACCGCATCGTCTCTCAGGGAATTCGAGCGCGTGTCGAGAACGACTTCGGCTTGCGTGGCAGCGTCTTTGATCTCGAGTCCAGTTGAGCCTTCGCCCGCGAACTTCAGGCGCTTGTCGGTGACGATGATTTCACCTTTTGCCACAGTTGTGTCCCTCCGGATAGACGGTGATGACATCCTTTGCGGTGAGCGTCCCGCACTTCGGGCAACATGGATTATCTTCCCGGATGAGAAACCTTCCCCGATTCGCCTGTATGCAGTGTCCGCAGAAATGATCGCGTGGGCAATCGCAGCCAATTCCCCAGCGCGTGATAGTTACGGGTGCGCCTTCGAGGGATGTCTCGCATGGCTTCGAGTGTAACCCCAGAACTTCCCGCGTATGTTTCCGTTCCATATCCATCGCGGCATCGATCAGGAAATCGACCGAGGCCGCGATGACCGCTTTGTAATGCTGCTCTTGCCCAACTTCTTCCGGACTTCTTAAAACTGACGGCGGCGGAGAAAGAACGGGCTTCGACCGGAACTTCGGCCCGCCCATCAGTCTTCTCCGCCGCGCATCTCCCATTTACTTATTCGTCTACGTCTACGTGCCAGAAGGCAGGGCGCATCCATCGTAGTACAGGCCCAGCTTTGGCTGTTCAAGGCAAATCTGGAATCCGCCCCAGATGTAGTTGATGACCGAGAAATCCAAGCCGCCATCGTCGCCATAGGTCTGGAATTCCGTCTGTCCGTTGCGGGTCAATGGGCCGGTCGGCTGCAGTTCGCCGCGGAACCATTTCTTGATTGCCAGCGCGTCGATGCGCCCTGGCGTGGCTAGCTTCGACACCAGCTTCTGATAGCCCGCCATGGTGGCCGCGGCCATCTTCTTCATCATGTCGATGTTGCGGTCGCCCTTCGCTTCGTTCCAGAGAATCGTGGGATTCGCCTGGTAGGCGTAGTTCGACAGCGACTGCTGCTGGTCGAAGCCCATGTGCATGAGCAGGTCCATGGCTTCGCCCTCGTCATCGGGCAAAACCCGGCGCAGATACACCAGTCCCAGATCGACCGCCGACGGCACCACGGCGAAGTTGTTCATCGCCAAGTGCGGAGTCTTCAGTTGGCCGGGGAAGCTGCCGCGCGCCAGGTTGTTCCAGCTACCTGTATTCGCGTCGAGGTGATTCGACTGGAAGGAGCCGAGCGAGGAGTTGACGATGCCCGGAGAGCCATCGACCGCCAAGACGTAACCGGCCGCCGCACCCCCCGGCACCGCGCCGGTGATGTAGAGCAGCTTGGCGTTGACGTCGATGTTCAGGGTGGTGATCGCGCCAATGGAGGCTTGGCCAACCGCCGGCAGAACCTGATAGACCTTGTTGCCCTGAAATTTGTTGGCGTTATTGACCCCGATCTGGTTGCCGCTGATCGATGTGATGGTGTCGAGGATGCCGGCGGCGTTCAGGTCGGAGTTGAGCAGCGATTCGCAGAGATTGCGGAACTGCGAAATCTGCTTTTCGAGATTCCGTTTCTTGTAATCCCCGACGGCTTTCTTCGAGCTGTCGGTGGCCGACATGGCGAGGTCGGTCATCTCGGTGCAAGCCAGAAAAAAGGCGGCCTGCACTTGGGCGCGCGCCTGGGTGATGGCGGCGCCGCGTCCCGCCGATCCTCCATCGGGATCGACCTGGCGGGTGAGGGTTCCAGGCACGAGGTCGAGCGCCCACCAGAGGACGCGCGAGCTCATGACTTCAGTGGGGCGCTTTTCGATCTTGTCGAAAGCCATCGAATCGCGCTGCAACGCGTCCGTGATTCGACGGACGTAGGCTTCGAGCTGTGAGGCAAGGGCTTGGGCATTGTTTCCTTGGGCCAAGAGGCACCACCTTCATCAGTGGGCTTCGAGGTCGTCTCCGTTTTATTCGCGAGGAATCAGCTTCGAGACGTGGTGCTGTGTGTGGGACCGTCGAGCGTGCGCCGGTTTGCAGTACTAGCGCGGAACTGGCGAGAGTCACTCTCGCGGGGCTTTCCGATTCGCCGCCGTTTTTTGGGCTGAGTCCGGCTCTCAGAGGCGAAGCGGAAGGCAGAGCTTTTTCTAGTAGCTGACGACTACTTTCCTGCCGTCGTTCAAAATGTATTTGCCGTCGAGCGCCATGGCGGTGGTTGTCTTCGAGTAGTTGATGGCGGATTGCTCGGGCTTTTTCGGGACACGAGTCCAGCCTTGATTGGCGTTGGCGTTATTGTCGCCCCGGTTGTTCTTGTCGCCCTTGTCGGCGTTCGGGGTGTTTGTTTTCTTGCCCCGGAAGATGCCAGAGCCTTCAAACATCATGCGCACCGCTTCGCCGATTACTTCCGCGTGTTTCGCGTCGGCAAGCTTCACGGCTTTCTGAATGTCACCCTTGGTCAAGTGCGCGTGGAAGTTCCGTAGAAAGCGCCCGTCCTTCATGGTTAGCTTGTTGACCCGATCATGAATCTTCGAGACCAGATCGACATATTCGCCCTTGTAGTCTTTCGCGAGTTTCGCTAAATCCAAGCCACGCGCCTGCGCTTCGGCGCGGATACTGCTTCCGATCCGAGCTTGGAGTGCTGGTTTAATTTCGGTGCGCGCCTGCGCCTCGCGGACACCCATTTCCTTCTTGCTAACTTCAGCTTCGCGCGCACTCAAAGCTTTGCTTTGCGCGTCTACTTTTTTCTCGGGGACTTTCTTCGATGTCTCCAGTCGACCGTTGTAGTAGTCGGCAAGTTGCTTAGCCAGACGTTGCGCCTCCGGATTGTCTTTCATCGCCGCCAGCGCGCCGTGAATCCCCCGGATGTCGAGCGCGCCAAGGTCGTTCACGATGACTTTCGCCATCAGGTGATCATAGTGTTCGGGATGATGCTCTCCCACATAGTCAAGGCTGTGAGTAAAGAGCTTTAATGCGGAGTCGGGGTTCTGCTGGAAGCCGGATTCAACCCATGAAGGATCGCCCTTGGCGAAGAGGTCCGCATCTCCGCGCAACTCTTCCATGTCAGTCTGCAATTGCTGGACGCCTTCGATTCCACCCAGCGCTTCGATGTCTTTCGCGAGTTGGATGGCTCCGTTGGTTCCGCCGGGAATGGCCTTGAGTAAGCGCTGCTCGGCGTAGATTAACTGCTTTTGCCGCTTGAGCGCTTTCGGGCCTGCTTTTTGCGCGAGGTCGATGAGCTTTTTGTCTTCGGCCGAGACTTGGCGGCCGTCGACGAGGGCGGGGGCGTTGGGATCGGAGTTTGGCGCGTTGGGATCGTCAGGATCGGCATTCGGATCTATGTTGGGATCCGCATCGTTCGGATCTCCGCCACTCCCCGGGTCGTCTGGATCCACTGCACCCGGGTCAGCGCCTGGATCGGAACCTAGGTCCCCACCTGGATCACCGCCGCCCCCAGGATCGGAGCCAATTCCGGGATCCGCAATCGCACCGGCGGCTAACATCATTCCAAAAATCGGCAGCAACCAAACATTAAGCAGAAATCGCAGCACTGGAGCCTCCTATGGGTATGGGCGGTGGTAGGGCAGCTCCCGGAAGAGCGGGGCCGCCGGGTGATTTGGGTAAAGCTGGATGAGGAGCGCCCGGCGGCCCCGCCGCCGAAGGTACACTTCCAGGCGCGCCCGGAACACCCGGCAACGGCGGCGGCGCTGGAGGGGGAACGATCCCCAGCAAATCCGGCGGAATCACGATGCCCGACTGTTGCGCCTTGGTCAGGTGCGCGATGAGGTGCAATTCCAGATCGTGAACCACTTCCTGCTGAGTGGTCAGCATTTCCAACGTCTTCGCGTCGTTTAGGATTCTTACGCAGGTGCGAGCTTCTTCGATGTGATCATCGGCTAAACGGATAGGCACACTGGAGGTTTCTTCAAATTGTTGGGGCGGCGGAACCGGCGGGGCTTGCGCGCCCGGCGAAACGCTTGATACAACCTGCTGGGCTTGTTGTTGTGCGGCTTGTTGTTTCGCTTCCGTGGCTGCGATGTCGGGTATCGGCCCATCTTCCGACTGCATCATCTCCCACTCGGCTAACTGCTTATCGCGTGCGGCCGCTCCCTTGATGACCAGATCGAGCCCGGTCGCGTCTTTGAAAGCAACGAGATTATCCGGCTCTTCGCGAAACAGTTGCGCGGAAATCCCTTGCGGATTCTGCTCCGCCGCCTGATACAAGCCCATCCACTTATTTGCTTTATCGGTGTGCGACTCCGGGAAATTCTGGTCGCTCACCGGCTTGCAAACGAAGCCGCCCCTTCCTAGTACGCTGGTATCGAGCGAGATGGTTTTGGACCGGCCGTTTTTCTGCGGCAGCACCACCGAGATTTTGGTTTCCTCTCGCTGGGCCGACAAGCGCGCCGCCTGCCAGCAAATCCCGCTCTTGAATTCAAGGTAGGGAGTCCAGACGATCGCCATCACGCCGAGCGACATGTCTTTCGCCTGGGCGTAGGCTTTCGCCGTCTTTTGGTCTTCCATGTTGCCGCCGAACATAGCGGGTTGGATGTTGGCGAGCTGCTGGGGCAGGGAAGCTTGAAGATTCTGTATCCACATCTCCATGGAGGCTGGAACGTCAAAAGGAGTTTCCTGGAAAATGTTAGCTTCAAGTCCCAGCGCGTTGTCCGGATTCAGCGCGGTGTATTCCCCCCAGCGAGAGAACTGCGCAACGATGGCCGCCATGGAATTTTCCTGCACGTTCAGAAAAGTGCGCGGGATGCACTTGTGGTACATCTGCGAGAGCATCCCCATAGCGTCGTTGAATTCCATCTGTACTGGCACGATGCCGTCCGATTTCGATCCTCTGGCATTGCCGGTGCCGGGGTTGGTATGCATCACCTTGATTTGCGCGTCCATCGCGGAGATCGGTTTGCCATTCGCCTTAAACACTTTCGCGCCCGCGTACACACCGCCGATCCACTTCAGGCTGCAACCCTTGGGAAATAAGCCGGGAATTTTGGTTTTCTGGCCGGTCTCATCTTTTTGTGTACCGCCGATCCAGAAGGCTTGCTGGTCTTTGTCCAAATGGCGAAAGGCAGAGGGGCGCAACCACCATCGATCTTCGGTCACGAGATAAGCCAGCGTATCGGACGAGACTTGCGCGATTCCTTCATCCACCGCGATGCGCGACATGCGTGCGATTTCGTTGTTAGGGATTTGGCCTTTGGCGTTGGCTTCCAGTTTGTCCGCGATGTCCGGGTTATCGTCCTTGGCGGTGGTGATGTCCAGTTCGCGCGAGGCTCTGAAGTAGGGCCAGGTTTTGAATTTGCCGACGATAGGACACTTCGATTCCAGCACACCAATGAAGTGGGTAAACTCCGCCCCAAGTGGATTACCGTTTTCATCAACGCCACATTGTTCTTCGTCTTCCGCGTATTCAGTGATCGCACAGATTCTCCCGTCGGTCCACATGAGCCGAGCCACGTCAGACTGCTGCACTTTAGGCGGATTGTATTTTTCGTAGACTTCAACGTATTTTTCCGCCTCTTTTGAAGCTCTCACCGAATCGGACGACAGGTTCGAGGACTCGACTCGCGTAGGCACTGCGGTTTGCGAGAAGACGGAGTTGAATACGTCGTGGTAACCCCGGTAGATGTTGAACTCTTCCTCGAAAAACTCTTCCGCGTTTTCGTCTTCGTCGCCAAGCGTGACGCCCGAAGGCCCGACCTGGAACTGCCCCGCATCGGCGTTCCAGGTCGGGTGTTGCTGGCCGATCAAAAAATACCTGCGCAGCGTGCAGCGGATGATCTCGATCATCCGCGCCCATTCGTCGCGCTGGTCCATTGCCGCGCAGATGGAACGCAATTCCTCGATGCGATCTTCCGCCAGATTCGAGAAGTCGTCGGCATAGGGCTTGCCGTCGGTGGTCTCGTAGACTTCGCCAGAATCTTCGCTCTGATCCTGCTGCGAGTCCCGTTCGAGTTCTTCAGTTACGTCAAGCATTAAAGTTGAGACATCTTTCAGCTTGGTCAATCATTACGCTCTCTGGGTTCCCGAAGGCGCAGAAGCGAATGATCGCGTACTTCCAGCCGCGTTCAAGACAGACAACTTTTATAAATTCACCTTTGTCCGGCAAGCCTAGGTCATTCGGCAGACGGAGAAAATCCGGCACCGCGCCGCTGCCCGGTTTAACTAAGTAGCCAACGGAATAATTCACGAGTCCGCCCGAGGCCCCATAAACAGCGAAGCGCTTTAAGTCGCCAAGTGCCAACCATGCCAAACCATTCGGCTGAGGCCAGAGTTTCATTTGTGCAAATCCCCGCCCTTCATGAACCGCTTCCCCGTTGCGCCGCTGCACGAGTCAACGCGCCCGGATGCCGGATAGCTTTCTTGATGAAGTTCGCCATGAAGTTATTTCGTTTTCAGGGAAGAGTCCGGCGGCCCTAGAACCGTGGTCAATCGTGCGGCCACTTTTTGCTCATACTCGCATTCCGCGCACGGCCCCGGCTTCTGCCACAACGGAGCTGCTTTGCTGCAAGTGTGGCGTTGCTTTTGGGTATTGGAGGGACGCGGAGCCGGGCGAGAGCCGCCGGTTTTCCGCGCCCACTCCCGCAATGTACGGAGCGACTCAGCGTGCTGTTTCGTGAACGGCATCGAAGCTATTAGTTAATCGGCTCAATGCTGAAGGATTGCAGTTGTGGAGGCGTGGTCGATTCCGCCGCCGAGGTTTGCAGGAACGCAACATACAGCAAATCCTCGTCGAGCACGTCCGCCGTGATGGCACCGGTCGCCGATTCCACCGCAACCGAGGGCGAGGTTGTTGTGCCAGCCTGTAACTGGAAGATGGAAAAGCCGTCCGGCATGATCGTGCCGGTGGTTCCCGTGGCGTTGGTCGTCCAATCGCACTGGAACTGGCCGTCATAGGCCGCCGTGGTGATGGTGCCGGTAGTGGTCAGAGTGCAAACCGCTTTGGGCGTTCCCGTGGTGAAGTCGGTGATGTCGCCGATCCCCACAAGTATCTGCACGCTGCCCGAGGTGCTAGGGGTCAAAGTCAGTTTGCCGGTCATGCGCAGCTTGCGCGTGATGGTATTCAGGAATTGAATCGGCAAAGCCACCGTACCGAGAACGCTCGCTTGCCCAGCGGTCAGAGCTCCGGTAGCCGGGAAAGGGCCAAAGCTGGTCTGAAAGCCGAGCGACGGAACTCCCGAGGGTTGGTAAGCAAACGTCGTGTGACTTTGGAAGACTGGGTTGTACGCCGCCGCCACGCCCGCCGCCGCGGGATAGAGTGCGAAGGTGGTGAGTGGTTTCGAAACGAAAGCGTTTGATCCCGTTTGATTGAAGTTGGTATTGGTGATGGCGCAGGCCGGCACCACGGTTTCAATCGTGGTCAGGGTACAGTTGGCCGACGTTACGGGAATCCAGTAAGCCGCGGCATAGGAGGTCCCGATGCCGAATATCCAGCCCACCGCGCCCGTGGAAGCCGCCGGGGCTATGAATTCAATCTGGACTGCACCCGCAGAGGTGTAATTCGCCGTAGCTGACGCCGGCCCGATGCCCCCGAGTATATCCACGTAAGCGACCCAAACATATTGCGCCGCGTTGGTGAAGCCACCGGAAGCAACCGCGATAGAAGTATCGCAAACCGTGTGAGTGCCGGTGCAATTCGCGGTTGAACCTACACGAGTCGTGGGAGTCGCCAGAGCAGACAAGGTGCTGGGCTGGGGGGTCCAGTAGCGGATGTTATTCGAACGCGTGTCCTCGAACTGGACATTCGGCTCGACCGGAAGGTTCGCCATGGCGTTCGCCAAGCTGGTGTAGCAGCCGGTGCAGGATGTGTTCAGTGAGAAACCAGGCGGAATCACCACTGTGCCGCCGCCCTGGTTGTAGGCATCCTGATTCGCTTCGGCTACTCCTCCAGTGGCGCTCATCACGGTAGCTCCCAGGCCATGTAGGAAAGTGAAGCTGCCGGTCAGCGTGCAGGTCACCAGCACCGCATCCTGGTTCATCCCTTTCGAGTTGTAGCATCCGGAAGGATTCGCGGTCAGCGTTACCAATTCAGGATTAGCGTCGTTGATGAGGATGGGCACATTGATCGCCCACGGCATCACAGCGCGCCCGTCCTTGAGTACGATGTAGCCGCCACGCACGGTGATCGTCGAGGAACCAGTGGCGGCGTTGCCCTGATAAATTGCGGCGTTGGCAAATAGGCCGCTGGAGCTCGCGTACTCGTTAGCGACAAAGCGGCCAGCGACGAAAGATATAGCCGAACCGCTGCTTGAATTGGCGTTGGAGTTGGGAGAGCTTTGCGCGATCGCCCCGCAGGCGAGCAGCACGCAAACGGCGATGATGGAGGCGATTCTGCGCGTGAAATTCATTGGTTTCTCCTAAGTTGTAAAAGCTGGAATTTGCGGAAATGGGGTAAATCTACAAACTTGTTCTAATTGCAGTCGGCGGCGCGACCGTAGCTGCCCGCGATGTCACTGGCGTTCATATCTCCGACGGAACTCTCGCCACCGTCTTTATCATCGTCACCCTCACCTTTGCCGAAGTCCTGATCCATCTTGTCGCGGGCTTCTTCGTAGGTGGTGTGGTCGTCATGGTCTTCGTGGCCATTGGGATGCGTATGCACAGAGTGGTAGCCGCCGCCTTCGTCTTCGTCGATGGTGTGGTGGTGCATTCCGTCGCCCTGCATCTGCTCTTTGCCGCCTGAGCGCTCGGCTACGATTTCTGACATATCTTCTGGATCTTGGTCAAACATGGTCCGGTTCCTCGGTTTCGTGTGAAGTGGGGTGAAGCGCGGACGGGATGATTAAGCGGAGGCTTTTTCTGCAGCTTCTGCCTTTTCCTCTAGGGCCACTTCCTTTACCGGTGTGTCTATGGCTTCCACGGCGTACTCGCTCCATTCCGCATGGCCGCGCTGCGCGGCGATCTGGGCTGGAGTTGAGCCGTGCTTGCGCTTAAATTCTTCGTCGAATTCGTGCGAGGCGTGAACCACGTCGTGCTCAATCTGGATTTCCGGCACGGCGACGGCCGCTTGGAATACAGTTGGCTTCTTATGCGGCTGGCTGGGCAGCGCTTGTTTGACGAAGGCCAGGGTGAGCAATGGTTCGCCATTCTTGCCGAGGTGCGAGACTTCCCCGAAGCGTGCCGATAAGACGAGCGCGGGAAGAGTCTGGCCGTTGATGGAAATCAAAACGATGGAGGGTAATTTAGCTTGCGACATGAGTTTTCTCCTGAGTTGTGGATACGGGAACTTTTTGCTTTTCGAGCGCGCTGGCGAGCGCGTCGGTCTTTTGCTGCGGGGTGTTCGAGAGCTTGCGCACTTCGTTGAAGAAGTTTTTCCAGGAACCTTGGCGGCGCAAGCGAGGTCGAGTATCTGGAATAGATTGCTGTGAAGGAGGAGCTTTTGCCGAGGCGAGTTCGCCGTTTTCCGCGCGCGCAACAGCAGGGAAGAGCAGGTTCCGGAAAATTTTGGCCTCGTCTCTTGCCGCATCTCGCTCCTCTTCCAGTGTGGCGATCATCTGGATATGAATTGCGGCCTCGCGCTCATAGGCTGATGCAATCTGATACCAACCCAGCCCGAACACAGCCGCGAATAAGACGCCGAGAAGATAAATCATCGCCTGCCGCTCCTCACAATCGACCGCCGCTTCCGTTTCGTGGGCCGTGTGTGCTGCTCTTTGAAAATCCCGTGCTGCATGAACACTTCCTGGCGCAACTGCCGCATATCGTCAGAGTTCATCACCTTCGCCCCGGCGGCGAGAACCTCCTCGAGTGATTCCTCCGGCACATAACCTAAACGCCCGGTCGGAGCTAGCACGCGCACGCCTTGTGGGGCCTCCCGAATCAAAAAGGGCACGTTCCATTGCGGTCGGGAACCGGCTTGCTGTACGCGAACCATAAAATCTTCGAGAATTTGATCTGCCGCGCTCATGATTGCTTTTTCTTAGCGGCCTGCCCGCCGAACTTCTCAAACCAGTCTTCTCCCGGCTTCTCCGGCTCGACTCTAGCGGCAAAGCGCATCCGGACCTCGTGCAATTGCTCTTCGAGTTTCACCGCGTCGGGCTTGACTGCCGTTCCGATCATCCACTGCAAGCCAACTCCTGCTGAATCGACTGGATCGTCGCCGATTTGCGCTTCGTTCCAATTGACCTTCAACATCTCTTCCGGCTTGTTGTGATCGGTGTCCCGGATCATGGAAGGGATGGATTGAATCAACTTCTGGCAACGATTCGAGATGAACCAGACTGGCGGCTGGGCTAACAACTTCCGTTCCGGGTCTGCTGGATAGCCAAGAGTTTGCGACATCAATCGAGCGCGCACCAGCCTCATACCCGGCCTTGAATCCGCCGGAAACGGACGCGGAATGTTCGGTCCTAATCCATCTTTGAGCAATTGCCCGATAGATTTGGGATCGTCCTTTTGCGCGCGCGGGGAGAGTTTGCCTTCGTCCCACACAAAGACAAAAGCCCGCAAGGGAGCGAGTTGGTGATATTGCGCCTCGCACGCCGTGATCCTGCGCCCCACTTCGGTCTCGTGAATTTGCCGGTCCCATAATTCGTCGTACGTGATGACTACGTTGCTTTCATCCTTGGCGTGCCAGTGAAAGCAGTGGGGATGGTCGTAGCCCCAGTCGCCCGAAAGTGTGCGGAAATGAAAGGGGCGGATGCGAGCCATCGCTTCGGCGTGGGGGATGACGTGTATCTTCGGCGTGAAGTAAGGAAAGTATTGACCGGTGAAGATGTCCCAGTTGCCGTGTGCGACGCGGTTGGCCATGTCCGGCGGGAGTGTGCAGTTTCGGGTGTGATAGTCCTCGTTGATGTAAGGATTGTCGCTAGCGAGGAATGTGACCCGCTCAAACTGGTCGGTGATGTCGAACGGCTTCCCGAATTGATTGCTCTTGCACTTGGGACAAGACCCGTCGCGCCATACCAGTCGGCATTGGAGACACTTAACCCCCTTAAACTCCGGCGGGTAGTCTTTCGTGATCCAGTATTTCTTAACCCAGGCGTGTCCTGGGCCACCGGAATTTGTGCCGGCACCGAATTTAGGCCGGTCGATTCCCGGCCAGCGCAAGCGGAAGCGCAGATCGTTGAATACCGAGAGTTGGTGCCGAGTAAGTTCCTCGACGGCTTCCGCCGCGAACTCGGCGGAGAAATACTTTGACGGGTCGTCCAAATTGCGGAGTGCGATAACCCCGGACCCATATTCAGGCCGCAACACATAATCAAGAGCACCATCGGTTCGGCGCAGCGAGCCCAGCCACGGCGGAAACTCCACGCGCATTTTAGAGATGTGGCGGTCAAGCAACGTTGGATAATCTTCGCAAAACAGGCCAGTGCGTACCGATGTAAGGCCGAGGGTTTGAAACGCATCGACAAGGAAGTCCACCAGCCACCAGCGCAGCGCATAGCTTTTGCCTCCCGAAGCTTCCCCCTCAGCCAGGACAAAATCATATTTCGCGATTTTTTCCAGAAACTCATACTGTCTTGGTTCGGGCCTAATTAACTCGGCGAGGGTGCGCGGGGCTACTCTCGAAATGACTGGGGAGGTTGCCACGTTCTAGCGCCGCTTGCGTCTCGCGCGTGTCCGCAGTGATCGTCGGTTGCACGGGTTTGCCAAGCTGCCACAGTAGGAGGTCTTTGAAAAACGCCTTCGCTCCTGCATCCTGAGTTACCAGTAAATTGAGCGCCATGTCTTCAGCGCTTTTGATCTCTTTGCCGTTTGCGGCTTTAAGATTCAACTCCTTGATTCGCGCAAACACCCGCGTCGCAAAACCCTTTCCGAATTTAACGTCGTTCGCCTCGGGAACGTTCTTTTTCCGGCCCGCTTTGCTGTGATCTCCGCTGCCCCGTTTTTCCTCATGCCCGCAAGCTCCGCAGACTTTTCCCTCGCGTTCCGCTCGGCACACCTTGCAAGTCTTAGTTTTTGCCATGCACGGAAATAAAAGAATTAAGCGCCGAGAACCCCAAACGCGGTACGTGCTTTTTGTGCCGACGCCGAGCGTTTCGGGTTGAGATAAGGCTTCAGTGAATTTAAGTCTTTGTGTCCGCTTTCGTTTTGCAATGCCTCAAGGTCCATGAAATCACGTAGATAGTCGATCCCTGAGCTTTTCATCGTGTGCGGATGACAAGCCACGGCAGGCAATCCTGCGTCTACTCCGAACCGTTTAATCCAACGTTGAAAGGTCCGCGCCGTCACCGGAAACAACTTTTGATTCCCCTGCCTTTTTGAACACAAATTAAGCATCGCCTGGCGCACATTCAACAGTGGATTTTCGTGTTCGTCTAATTCACCGTCGATTGGATTCGACCCCTTCAACCGGGTCACCTTAAAACGATTTCCCACTACATTCGCGGCCGTAAGTCCGGGATAGTAAACCCGCTTTTTCTCTTTCGTTTTCTTATTCTTCCAGCTACACCAGCCGCCGACGACTTCGTGTGCTCGCATGTGGAACCGGAAAGCCAGATAGCACATCAGCCATGCCTCCACGCTATGCTTCATCGCTTCTGCCAAAATCTTCAACACCTCATCCGGCTCCAAAAAATGCGGCATTCAATATCGCAAAACAATTAACTTTTGTCCGAGTCCTGCAAACTCGGACACACACATCACCTAGCAGCCAAAGGTCTCCAGCAGATTCATGCGGTAGCAGCGCAACGGCGTCTCCAGCTTCGACAGCTCCTTGAATCCATAGCGCTCGGCAAATTTGCAGGTCGATTCATCGTGACCAAGAAAGTAAACATCCCCAACATCGCGGCGATAGGCTTCCTCGATCGTATGCTCCGCCAAGCGCACAATCGCTTGCCCCGTCTCTGCGAGGGAAAGACCTGGCCGAAAAATCAAGTGCTCGATCATCAGCGGTTGCGCGATCGGGGAATAACCTTGTGTTCCGTTCTTGTTGAAAGCTTCGAGAGTAAAGGTCGATGCGTGCTTGAACACGTCGAGATCGATCAGTTCGCCGTCGCGCGTGGTCCGGGCAAATTCCAGAAGCTGTTCTGGCACATCGCAACGTGTTTTTACCAGCAGCCGTTCCATCTCTTACTCGACCGTCACCGTCACCGGATTCGTGGGCGCCGTCGTACACAATACCCGCAAGAACTTCGCCCGGATGATCAGCTCGACTCGTCCCACTCCGCTCGCGTTCAAATTCGCAGCAGCCACAGTGCCAGGTGTGCCGCCATTGAAATTCTCCGAGGTATATTCGGCGGCCGCGTCGAAGTCCGCCGTCTGGATCTGGAACATGCCCGCCCCTAAACCCAAGGGGCAGGAGAAGCGCACCGAGACCGGGGTGAGTTGGCCAGTTGGGGTCGTGGGCATCAAAGCCACAGCAAGAGAGGCTGCGTTGGCGGGAGGGGTTTCGGCCGAGAGCAGAACCGCTGGCACAATTTGATCGCGGGTGACCGAAACCAGAGGAGAATTGGAAGTGATTTGGGAACCGTAAGCTGGGGACATAGATTAGGAGCTCATTTCAGGAACTTCAGCAGCGCCAGCACCCCGGCCACCACGGTTAAGAATGCGTTCACCACAGCCAATGCCTTGACTGCCAAAGTCATCCATCCCAAGGTTTGCTGTATTTGGTCTTTTTCCCGGATTAATCCTTGAGTGACGTGATGGCAGTGGCTCAGACTTTTGACGATGCCGGCCGCCGATTCTCGAGGGAATTCCCTCGGTTGGGTTCGATCCCCGACGTAGTAAGGGCGCTTTTCCATCGCTAGTACCGCAATGATTTGCAAGGCGTCAGGCTTGAGATCCTCTCCACCAGGAGCCGAAAGAATCTCGGTGATAAGAATGCGGTCGCGGATGGAGCCGAAGAACACATCAGGCGCTTTACAAACCTTCGAGCTGAAGGGCGTGCAGGAATGTCTTGCGCATCTGCCAGACGGGAATTCCGCCGGAGGGAAATTTCTTCCAGGCATTCGTGAAGCTGACCGCCACAATATGCCCCGTCTCCGTCACTAACATTCGTAGATGGGACGGTGCGCGTTTTTTAATCGCGCGGCGGCCGTCGCCGTCAATGATGTAGTCGGCGCTCTGGGTTAGAACTGACGATGCTGCAGAGGAATCGGAACAACGGTAGGCAAAGCGGTCAACGGCTGGGTTTTGATCCCAGTCATACACACGGGTGCTCATATTTTGTGGGTTGAGTGACTTCCGGGCGCGCACTCGGCGAACTTCGCAAAGATGAGACCTTCACCCTACGCGAGCGCGTCAATATTGCACAAGATACCCGGCGAAGATTCTCCAGTTACCAAAGTACTAGATGAGGCAGGAATCCGGACATGACCTTCCGTTACTAGGAGTTCAGACCGAAGTTTGATAATGCAGAGAGCGAGAGCTATGGGTTTCTCATCGAACAGAACGTGCAGAAACTATTGTCCAATCCGCAGTCTTTCGAGAGGTTCCGGGAGTTCCTTACTCAGGAGATCGAGGGATTGGACCGCCTGACGGATCAGGTGATGTATCAGGCCATGAAGAAGAAGCCGAAGAGGGTAGAGCAGGTAAAAGAGGCGTGTGTGGGGACTTAGCGAACAATGTTGTTGCGGCGGAGCTTTTGCAGTGCTGCCTCTTGCTCAACAGAATTACACTCGATCCTTCCGTTATTTCGCATGCCTTCCCGGAGCAGAGCTTTTTCCTCCTCGGACAAGTGGTGTAGGTGCCACATGGCGAAAGGCTGACTCAGCCAGCGCCAATAAGTTCGCAGGGTACTCACTTCTTTTCCTTCTTCTGTTTGAACCGGGCCTTTCCTGAAGCCTTGCCTGCTTTTTTGGCAATTTCTTGCCGTTTCTTTGCCGATAGGTTAGCAGCGCGGGCCAATCCGCCGGATCGCCCCAGAGCCACGGCTGCGGGATTCTTCTCTTCCATGTCCCAAACTTAGCGCCAAGCTGGGGGAAAAGCAAGAAAATAATGCTTGACAGCTAGTGAACTTAGCGCTAAGATCGTTGCATGATGCAGGGCGGCGCGGGTAAAATCGAGCGACCACGAAACGCTTCGGTGAATCCACCCGGTAATTCTTTAGGCCGATCTACTGGCCCGGCTGACTCTGCATCTTTATCCATGATGACGGAGGGCAAGACGATGATCCACCACGAAACGCTCGAAGTTCTCAGCACCGACAATCGCATCCAGATTCATCACCTACTCGCGCCACTGAGCGAAAGAGCCGCTCGTTTTCTGAATACATTCGTCGGGCGCACGATCTGCCTGACGGAAAAAGAATTTGAAAGCGTTCAACTTGAGATGGGAGCGCACAACTGCTGGCTTATCGACTAATTCATTAACTTTTGACGCTGCCGAGCGAGTGTATCTAGCACCCGCCCGGAGCTAACCAGATCGCATCGCGAAAGGATGCTCAATGGCTCACACGAATGTACCGCAACTCCCCCACTCTGGTTTTCCACAGCCCTTCTCGCAGTTCACTCAAGAGGTTCATGAAGCTCTAGACGCGGGTCCGCTCGTAATCAAATCCTGCTCCTACGATTCAGTCGAATCCATTCCGGGCGCATGCGACGGTGGTTGGCCCTGCGGCGATCCAGTGAGTGAAGTCATTGATGGGCAGGGATTCTGCGCTCCGCATGCCCGACGTATGAGACTTCTCGCTTCGCTTGACAAACTGGCGGTGCCCCGTGGCTGAAATCCTCGATGCCATCGAATTCCAGCGTTTGTACGACTCCCGCGAACTGGCAGCGCTCAACTGCGTCAACGCCATTCAATTCGTCTTAGCGATGTTCGAGGAGAAAGAGTTCGCGAAAGCCCGTCCCCACTTGCAACACGCTCTCGGCCTGCACAAAGAGGCCGATGACGCAATCACCGAATGGCACAAATCGCAAACTCGGAAAAAGGAGAACACCAATGTCCAGCTACATGAAAGCCTCACTCAGCGGTCCGAACGGCACGGGTAAGTCTGGCACCACCGCCCGGTTGCTGGTCGGCATCTCGAAAGAACTCTGCAACTCCGCTCCCGTCGTCGTCTATTCCTCCGATGACCGCTGGCGCATTTATAAACGGACGATCTTCGACGTGGAGAAAGTTCCGCTCACCGTCATCTCGGGCGAAAGTTTGACTCAAGTACAGGAAGCCCTCACTCTCGCCGAAAAAGGTTGCTGCGCCCTCGGAGCGGATGATCTCACCGTACCGTGGAAGGAAGGCTTGTCAGAATTCAGCTACAGCGACGGTTTTCTTCCTTTCGAGCGGCGCGAACAGTTGATGAACGAGTGGCGTCCCATTCTGCGCGGCTTCCGGTTAGGGAACTTCCATGCCATCGGCGTCGGGCGCATAGGATTCGAGTGGTCCAAGCAAGAGGATGAGCAAGGTCGCTTGCAACTCACTCAGGGCAACTCCAAATTCAACGCGGGCGGCGGCGAGAATTTCGGTTACGAAGCGGACCTCGAATTGGAAATGTCCCGCAACCGCCGCAAGATTCGCCAACTGCTGCGCGCAAGAATACAGCCCGAGTACATCTGCGACGTCATCAAGGATGCCACGGCGGGCTTGCTCAATGGAGAGCAATTCATTTTCGAGGCGAAGAAAGGAATGTACGCAGTGGGAGACTATAAGCCCGTGTTTCAAGCCTTCCGTTCTTACATCAACTTCATGGCGCAGATCGACGCGCCTGCTCCCCAACCATCGAACACGCGAGACTTGATCGTCTTCGGCAAAACTCCAAGGGCACAAGATCAGGCGGCGCGCAAAGGCTATCTTGAAGAACTCAGCAACCTGCTCGATCATTGCTTCCCCGGCGGCGAAAAACGTTCCAAAATCGACGCCATGTACAAGAATCTCACCCTCGAGTACCTGAATGGATTCAGCTCCGTCTCGCGGATGGAAGAGGAAGTCTCCACCATCAACCTAAAACGCAACGTGGAGATCGTGAAGGCGCTCCGCACCCGCATGGACCAAGGCGAGAAAATCACCAACAACGCCTCGCACACCGCCCTGATGCATCTGGCTTCGGAGGACGTGCTCAAGCCGGGGCATGGTGTCACCCTGCTGGAATTGATGACGGCGCAGAGCCTCGCCGCGGTACAACCGAAGGGACCGCAACCCGTCGTGCCGCTTATGGACAGGTATCCGGACCGAGAACTGACTGGAGACTGAGGATCGACTTGGGGGCCGGAGGACGCCCGTACATAAGCTTATCCGGGGTTGCTGGTTGGGGAACTCGGACGCGAAGAAGCGGAGGGGCTGGCCCCACAAATTCTAAAATGCTTGTCGAAGAGGAGAACTCAACATGGAACTGCACATCGAATTGCCAAGCGTACTCGGAGACTGGTTATTCATCGACGACAAGGGCGTTACAGTGGCAGAAGTACGTCTCCTGGTTCGCGCCGCCGCACCGGACATCGTCAATGCAGTGAACGCGCACACAGAAATTCTCAAGCTGCTCCTGGATTCTCGCGACGGAATTAGCTGGGACTGGAAAATGAAGCGCGACAAACTGTTGGCAAATCTTGAGCGTTGATCCCGCGCTCCCAAGGAAGGAGAACAATGGCCGCAAAGGAACGGTTCACAGTCGAAGAGCTTGACCAACTCGTTGAGATCAACTTCGCCGTAGCTCCGACGGCAGAATTCGCCGCACGCTATGGGTACATTCGCCAGATCGTTGCCGACTCAAAAGAAAGCCTCCATATTCTCGCTACGATCTGCGACGCCAGTAAGAAATATGAAGCAGCTTATGGTGCCTTTGTCTCAGGAATCATCATGGGATTGCTGCTGGCAGAAACTAGAAAATGACTTTCCGCCGCCGCCCCATCCCCAAAGTCAGAGTGAAGCCGGAATTCTCCCAGCACTACGAAACCATCCTCGATGGAGCAGTCCTCAAATACCGGGACGGAAGGGAAGTCTGCCAGGATTCCTCCGCCGGCTGGCGCGAATACAAGCGCCGCGTGGAGGCCATGCTCTTGCGTCAGGGAGGCCGCTGCTGCCTCTGTAAGAAGCGGTTGGCCCTCGTACAAGCCACTTTTGAACATCAACGGCGTAGAGGGATGGGAGCGGCATGGAGAGACGACAGAATCACGAAAGACGGTCAAGATTGGAACGGGGCGGCGCACTGGATTTGCAACTCGGAGAGGGGTTAAGATCGTCAAGAAGCGCCTCCGATGTAAGGTGAGGTTTCCCCAGAAATCGAACCAATGCGCGGCCTAGACATTTTTCATCGTCCGAAGATTCCTCCGGAAGTTGCGTCAGATCGTACAGCAGCTTTACGGCCAACTGGCGAACTTTAAGATTTCTTTTCATCGACTCCCGTTTGGTACGGCCTATAGTTCGGGTTGCCGGAGTTGAGACGGTCACAGGTTGCCGCGGCTATTTCTTCTGGCGTTCTTCGTCGGTATTTGCGCCGCAATCCATCGCCATCATGCGCCCGCACTTGAGATTCTTCCAAGATAATCAGCAGTAAAGTGCGCAATTCGTCGCGCTCCAACGGAAACGCGCAAGCATCGATTACCCTCTCAAACACAGCCGGATTGAATGCCTGTTTTCTCCGGCGATAACTCGCACCCCCTTCTTTCAACCTAGCCATTTTTGACCTCTTGGTACGGCCTATAGTTCGGGTTGCCGGAGTTGAGGCCCGGATTTTCTCAGCATTCACTCTCCGAGCCGAGATGTCGATGGGATGGGTCCCTGCCCACAATTAGTTTGCTGATGGCGAGTTATGGCACTCATGGCGATTCGAGCCATCGTCCGTTAACTTTCCCAGCCGATCAATTTCTTTACCGAGATCTATACGCATGCGATACAAAGAGACGTGCTCACCACGTATTCCCCCAAAATGTCTCAATACCCCAACTTGCCCCTCAGATAGAAGCCGCTTTGCCTCTCGCAACTGCTTAAGCCACCATCTTGGGTAACTGCTGGGTGGTTGGCGCACCTGCCTATGAACTTTTGTCGATTTCGGGCGAGGCAGGCTGATGCAATCAACAATGAATTGTTTTTTTAGGCTGCGTAAGTTTGACTTTTTTGCGCTCACTCTTCCCTCCAAATATTCGCCCGCTCCTCGCCGACTTCCTTCTCTATGTTGAGCCACCACTGATTCGACTCTCTGCGGCCTTCGATCACACTGCGAACTTCTCGATCTTTCCTTTACTGAGTTTTTTGTGCAGGTAGGCGGAGTTCTGCATGTTTTGCGCCAGCCGTACATCGTCCTCCGCTAACTCGCTGGGCGACAGCTCTCCCTTCGCCAACTGGAACAACATGTTCCGACCATCCTGAACGCCACCAAGGTAGGCCATCTCCGCGAAGCGCGCGGCGTGGTCCCAGAGTTTTCGCAGAAGGTCGAGAACGGTGCTATCGATCCTGCCAAAGTATCCAAGATCGCCTGAATTGCCATCACTCGATGGGTATTTCGCCGGTCGAGCATAGTGCTCGTCTGGTTTCTTGGGAAAACGCACGTCTGGCTTAAAGAACAAAGGCTGTGCCCCTTCTCGCTCCTTGTGGGGAACATCCTTCCAATCCAACAGCGCCGCACACATTCGCTTGCCAAGTGCCGCAAATGTTATTGCCAACGCCTGTCGCGTCTCACTGAAACCCTCCGGCTGATCACGAGGACCACATCCATAGAATTGTGGATACCAATGCCAAGCGCCTTTGATGATCACGGTCGCAAACTCTTTCTTCTGCGAAAACTCTGCCGTGTGCTGGGCCCAGCTATCGAGCACATGACGACAATTACTACAAACTTCATCTACCTTGCGATACTGATCAGTAGCCCCACAGCCAGGACAAGGTTTCTTGATTCGCCTTACACTCATTTAACCTTTCTCCCTTCCTGATACCCTCGCCAGTAACCCCGTCCGTAAATCCAATCGCACAGCAACAGGAGTAACAGCAGGCCAGCCAGTACGAATGCGGCGATCCCGAGAAGGATGTTCCAGTTCATACGTCAGCCTTCTGCTCGGCAGTTAATTTAGCCAGCTTGCGCGCTGCCTTTCTGGAGTTCGTCTCACGCTCGCAGAAGGCGGCAATGTCGCGAAGGCATTCCTGCTCAAAGATGCAGGCGTCGAAAGTGAAAAATGAGTAGCGCCGCCATGGGGAGTACCAGCGGACTTGGCCGAGTAAAACTCCGTAACGGGTGAGCACGCGCCAGTCGTAAGTGACTTTATTTTTCATCCGCGCCGGCAGCCGCTCGAATTCAACCCATGGCCGTGTACTCATTCGCTTCTTGGACCTTTCCCGTCCGCGCAGTCCGCCCCCTCTTCTTCGTCTGCGCGGACGGCCCCGCCCTCTGAGGGAAGCGAATCAGAGGATGGAGAAACTTGAGATCCCACCGCGTCAGAATTGGCGATGGGCGCCGGCATCATTGCTGGCCGCAAACTCTCTGCTCGTCTGGCCGCGTTCGCGAGCTGGCGCAAGCACCTGTCGAAATCTGTGATGTCGCGCAAGAGATGCACCGTATTGTCATCGCTGTCGTGGACTTCGATTTCCCGCACATGGTCCGCCGTGAAGCGCCAGATCAAGCGGGCGTAAAGCAAGACTTCTTCCGCTGGTCGGTCGGGGCGGAGGGCGCGAAGGTCGGGGATCAAGGAGGAGGGGATCATGCAGCCTTCTCGATTTTGAACGGAGTCAGGAGCCCACACTTGGGACAACACACGATGACGTAAAGATCGTGGATTTCCACCGTGCTGCGAGAGGGAAGACGAGACTCACAGTAAAAACAGTTCAGTGGAATCGGAACGCTGAAATCGGCCAATGTTTTCGGTTTACTCATGGTGCCTCCATCTCCGGCGCAAAGCGCAAGCTCCAAGACCAGCGCCGCGTTAAAATAACTCCTGTTGCGTTTCCAGCGCCTTCTGTGGACTAATTACCCGTGCGGCAGCGTCCGGGCCACGCCGATGCTTCCAACTCTCCCACGCGGCCTGATGCGCGCGGCAAAGGTGCTTATTCGGGGCTACCTCAACAGCGCAGCGCTTACAAACGGATTCGTCACAGGTCCCGGATTTCCTGTCTGATACTTTCCAGTCGCAGAGCAGATCGGCGGCGCGTCCGCATTTACAAAATCGTGTGCGGGTATGTCCGCCGCAGAGAATCACGACACCATCGCCCATCGGCATCTTGATGCACATTTAAGCCTCACTCCTCTCCCGGAAGGTCCGCAACGCCTTCCGTCCCCCAGAACTTATCGCTCTCGCAGCTTTTCGCACGCTAGAATCGGATTTTCAAGTTGCGAAATCACGAGCACGCGGGCTTCTTCAAATTCAGCAGGATCGCATGGAATCCAACCCATCTCTGGATTTGGAAAACTCTTCTGATTTGCATTCACCAAATCGAAATGAAGTGTCAGGTCGGGTACTCCCGTATCAGTGCGCAGCGAACATTCTTCGGAGATAACCCAAGCGTGAAGAGAGCCAAACTCCACACCCTTGACCTTACGAAAAACATCCCATCGATCCTCACCACCGGATGAATTATTGCGGTACGCAAACGTTTTGCCGATAGCCTGCGAAATCAGCGGTCGCAAGTAGTTGCGAAAATTCTCCGCCTCCAATCGCATCCTCTCCGAACTTAGCTCCGACAATTGCTTGTTCACTTGCTCTAAAGTTTTTGGCATCGATGCTCACCACCTTTCCTAAAAGTTTACGGGCAGGGACCCGGTTTGCACTCGCCCACGTCTCCGCCGCGTAGACGATCACTGAGCCTTTCTCAGCGCGTTGCGGCTCGTCACCGTCTGAAAGCCATCGGGGAATTCAATCAGACAGGAGTTTCGCTTGCCACGCACCAACACCTTGCAACGCTGCCCTTTCCGTATGCCACCAAGCACTGGCATGCCTAAATACCGTGCCCAGCGATACACATAGGGCCACTGCTCGATGACAACCACCGATAAGATTCCCGGTCCCAACAGCGTCATCCCGGCGGCCTTCCCGATGGCGAGGGCGAAGAGGTAGAGGTTCCAAAGTTCAGCCTTCATGCGAAGACCTCCGATGTTCTGGCGTCGCTTCGCACGATCGTGACGCTTGGTTGATCCGTATAACGGGCCCAAGCGCGACGGATTGCTCCGGAGCCGGGAAATAAATCGTCTAATCGATCGGCACGCGACGCCCCGAGCTGCCGGAACATCCATTCAGCGAACGCGGGCGGCTTCATCCCGATCATCGCGCCGGGGAAGCGTCGAAATCGGCCGACCGCGACCAATCCGTCGGCCAGGTCTTGAACAGCATCTACTCGTAACGGACGGCCACCTGCGACGATTAGCGGCTCCCACGAAACCAGAGCGCGGCGGCTCTTCGTGTAGCGCGGCCCTTTGAACCACGCGCAAACTCTGACTCCGCCTGGGCAGAGCGACAGAACGTCGCGTAAGGCCTCGGACGACGTGGAGAGTGCCCAGCCATCGGGATAGTCTTTCGTCAAACGCTCGCAGAGCGACGCGTGATCGACTTCCGATTTCTCGGCGTAGTAGCCGGCTTTGCCGGGATAAGGCGGATCGGCGTAGGCAAAAATCATCGGGCGGTCCGTCGCCTCGATATCGGCGCGACACACACGAAAACGCCATGAGGCCTGTCGGCAACGCTTGCCGCAAAACTTAGAATCCCGTCGCGCCCCTGCAGGAAGGACGGCTTGACACCAAAGGCAGCGTCGCTCGTCGACGTCGGAGTTGGATCCACGCGACACGTCGCTTGCGCCGGCAAACGCGACGGCTCCGCACGAGTCGTCTGACGCCGGCGAGACACGACAGGTTCCCATTTTTAGCCCACCTCACTCGTCACCCGGCTGAAGGGGATCACGCGCTCGTCTCCGCAACCCGTGCATTCCACTCGCCGACTGTTCGCCAGAATTTCGACAGCCTGCTTTTTACAGGTCCGATTGCAGGCGTCGCAGAATTCATCCCATTGCAGCGGCAGCAAAACGCGAATCGCTTCACAGATCGGAATGGAGGCGGCGCTCATGCGGATTCTTCCTTATCCTCGAAAATCGGACAGACCACACACTCAAGTCGCCACTGCCCCTCGTATTTCCAAGGCACGTAGGTAGCTCCACAGCCTTCTGGACAACCGAAGGATTTCATGCCGTCGCTCTTATCGAGCTGCAATTCGCCCTCTGCGCCGCAGCCCTCGCAAACGAAATTGAAAACGATGTGCTCGGCGGTTTCTTTAGTGCAAACACTCTTACTCATCTGGCGCACCTTCCATCTCCCGCACTGAACACCACAAACTGCGGCTCTCCCCTCAACTCCGCGTAGAGCTTCGCCATGCACTCCGGGGCGTTGCAGATTCCGGGAAGGAACCAAAAACAGGTAACGCTTAAAGTCGCTTCTACTTCAGTCCGCGCCAGGTACCAATCCCCAGCTTCGTCCTCGCGTACGGGAATCACGCACGGCTTCTCTTCATTGCAGTTACAGAAGCGGCAGCAGACACCGGGTTCGACCCAGATGCGGTCCTGCCTGAGTTCGAGGGAGAGATGCGGCGGAGTTGCGAGTAGGGCGCTCATGCGACCGTCCTCACTTCCTTCACGTTCACCTTCATGCCGGGAACCGTCTTATAGCCTTCCTTTCCGTCCTTGCCTTCTTTCGACAGGAAGCCCAATTCTGCAAGCTTGGCTATTTCGCGGTAAAAATTAGCTTGACCGGGATTGTGGCCGCGGCGCTCCAGCTCAGTCAGGCCGGCATATGCTTTCTTGGTTTGGTCAAAGAAACCTTCGGAAACCAACAGCGCTATTTTTCCGAACAAAGTGTCTGTATTCGCCTCAATGACATATATCCGCTTAGTCAGATCGATCACTGGTAGCTTCACGTCGAGGGACATTGCGACTTCGCCAGAGCTGGAAACTGGCGCGGCCTGCGGAGAATCTGCGCGGGGAGTCGGCAGGGAATTACCCTTGGTGTTTGAACCGCGCTCCAATTGCGCAATCCGCTCCTCTAGCCTGCGAATCGTCTGTGTCGCCTCTTCCCATGCCGCTTTGTAATCCATGTTTTCCTCTTCCTGCCGGGTATTTTCCGGCCGATACTGTTTCACCGCGTCCAGCAACTCCCGCTCTGCCGCCGCACCGGGCAGCGAAAGCGCAATGTGCCGAGCTACCGCTGCGGGCATCCATGCGGGCAAGACATAGACGTGCTTCATCACGTCGCCAAACGACACATAGAATTGGCCGCGCCGCAACCGCATCACATCTTCCGGTTTCGGCTTCGCTTTCTTGGGCAACGCCATTTGCGCGAGAGTGTGTTCGACTTCGTTGATCTCGCGCTGCACTCCGAGAATCCAGACTCCAACCTGTTTCAGCAGCGGCTTATCGACGCCCGCGATGTCCTGCGAATCGAGCCACATCAAATTGCCCGCGCCCAGCCCTTTGCGAACTAGGGATACCGCAGCCACTTTTACTGGCGTGTTTTTGCCCTGCGGAATAAACTCCCACGCCTCCGGGATGACACTGATCACGCCGCGCATCTTGTAAACTTTCTCGAACGAAGACGCGATGCAGAGCGATTGCATCTCCAGCGAATACTCGGTGAGGTCCATCACGTTCAGTCCGGGCAATAAATCGAGTCCAGCACTATCCCGCGACATGCGGACCTTGAGCCGCTTCAGCTCTGGCAGGATGAGTTTGAAATATTCCGACAGTTGCAAATACATTCCCGCCGCATACCCACTCGCCGCCTTCGCGTGCTTGCCGTCGCCGTGCAGCGCGCGCTCCGTATTAGCCGCCACTTCTTCGAGCGATCCGGCGCCCTTGCAAACTCGGATGATCCACTGGCGCTCATACTTCATGCGCTCCTGCATCATGGCTTCGAGAATCGATTCGACGAACTGCCAGTCGGCCCGGTCGCGGAAAAATGGCGGGATGCGATGCGCCCCAGCGAATGCGCCCTCGGCTTGCTTGGTTGCAAAGGCAAGCGCAACTTTTCCATCGGCCCGGGAGATCATCCCTTCGAGCGTCGTAGTCTTGCCGCTGGCCTGTGTCTGACCGCAAACCACGGTGTGCGCGTAGGGAACCCGCACTTCCTCGCCAGTCCCGATTTCGTAGCCCAGCAGAATTTCGCTCACTGCTTCCTCTCCAGATCCACCACAATGCGGCCCTGCACATGGCCGGGCAACAATTCGAATAACCGTGCCGTCTGCGGCTTGCGTTTGGGCAGCGCTTGCACTTCGTCAATGATTTCCTCCATCAGCGCGTACTCGGCTTCGTGCTGCCAGAGCTTATGTTCGGCCATGCGTTGCTCGACGATCGCGGGAACAACTCGCCGGAGACGGGGTAGAAGATTCGGGTGTCTTTCGTTCGATCCACAGGCTGCTCCTTTTCAATCGGCTGCGTAACTGAAACCCAAAGGTTTGACAGATCGCCTCATCGCGCGTTTCCCTGATGGGTGGAGCGGAATCAATTCGAATTCCACTTCCGCGCCATCTGCGATCTGACTCATTCCCTCCGGCAAAGCGTCTTCATAAAAAAACACTTGCTTGTCCCGCTCCTGCGGTTTCACTCCATCGGGGGTGATAATCCCCCAACGCTTATTGGGATTGAAGAACTTCACCCGCCCGATGCTCACGGCGAAGTTGCCTCCTGCAAGCGCGCCATAAACACGATGTAAGCGCCTTTATTCCGCCATCGCGAATCCTCGAACCAGAATCGGTCGATGGTGTTGTCCTTCACAGCTAGGTATTGATCCAGGGACGAGGGGCAAACGTCATAACATCCCGACTGATAGTTTGCCGCCATTGCGATGACCGCCGCCGCCTGCCTGATCGAGATGCCGCTGTAATCGGCTTCGCTTTCAATCGCCAGCCGGATGGTTTGGAGATTCGGCCAGGTGCGCGTCATTCCGAGCTGGCGCGCCAGCTCGGCCGCCAGCTTCAGGGCGAGGGAGCGGGAGTTTTCAACAGGGAGAGAGGGATTTTCCGCAGATTTTTCGCTTGAATCGACGGGCGAGTTGTGGAATGCTCCCAAGTGAGTCTCCTTCGCTAAGGGTGACTTGAAACTGTGCATCGGCGCGAATTGCGAGTTCGCGCCGATGATGTTTTACGCGACTTTACTGGCCGCGGTCCCGCCTCCTTCGCGCTCCGCTGCCTTCTTTGGAGGTAGCATGAGCGAATCGACATCTCCGCCGCGCCAGAGATCGTTTTCGTCGTAGAGCGCGCTGTAGAGCGATCCGCACTGCGCCTTGCGCCGGGCTACAATCGCGGGCCAGACTTTATCCGGATGCAGCCCGAGCGTATCGATGGTCGCCCGCACATGAGGGGAGCAACAGCTGCAATCCTCGCGCGCCGCATAGAGCACGGTCAGGTAGGCGATGTGAACGTCATCGCGCAGATGGGGATTCGATTCGTTCCGTTTCGATTGCTCTAACCGTGCGAGGACATGCTCGCTCCAACGCGAGAGACGCCTGTGGCTGGCCATCCGGCTTTCCTGGGGGGAAGCGCCTTGGACTGCCACCGCAAAAGGCTGAATGGTATAAGCGAGCGGAGAGTTGCCGTCAAGCGCCAGAGTTGGACTCAACAGCAATAGCAGAGTGAGGGCCGCGAGAGCGCGGCGGAAGTTATGCAGCCGCATCGAGACCTCCCGGATTAGAAGCTTCTACGGCAGGCGGGATGGGCTGATCTAGCTCATGTCCGATAACAGGTAAAACGCAAAGTTGTGGATCGATTATTGGAACGTGCTTCTCGTGCTTGCCGTTCGGAAACATCGCAAACAGGGGCGCGGTCTCCGGCTGGGCACGCTTCACCCGCTTTGCGCTGACCGATTCCGGCTTCGCAAATAGCGTCATCTGCCGCCGCTTCCCGCCACCACCCGGGCCGCCATCGTCACCGCCGTGCTTGAGCCGATTCCGATGAGCGCGCACTCCCATGCGAATGCGGCATCGATCACTGCAATAAATCTGGTCAATGCAGTAGGGCTGGAAACGGACAGGCTTACCGGTTTCCGGGTCACGGCACTTGTCGGCAGCGCAGGTCTTGAGGCTCATGTCAACGAAATGTAAACGCGGCGGTTTACATTGTCAAGCGCTTTCCTAGGTTCGCCTGTGCAAAAAGCGAAAATCCAATGCCGCGCAAAAAGCAGAAAAGGCGAAAGCCCGCAGCAGCAGAAAAATCTTTATTCCATTTCGGGAGCTACTAATAGAAGCAGAAGCAGAAGAATCTACTACCACTACAGCAGAAGAAACACCACAACCGCAGAAACTACCAGCAGAAACTTCTTAGCAGAAAACCCTCCAGCAGAAAGTACAAAGGCAGAAAGGGCAATCGGTTGCGCGCACAAAACGCGCGCCTATTTAGTAAACATCGCAGCAGAAAAATCAACAGCAGAAAACCCTTGCCTGTTAAAGCGGCAAAGCAAGGCGAGGGCCAAAGCAGGAATGGAAATTTCGAGAGGCGGGGGGCGGGAAAGAAGGGCGGGATTACTGACTTGGTGCGGGGAAAAAGTTAAACGGTGTCTGCTGGAATCTCCACGATGTTCCAGTCGCGTGCGAGCAGATCGGTTTGTGAACAGAGCCACGGAACGAGATTTGCGTCAGCGGTGCGCATGTACACGTAGGGCAAGCTCATTTTCGAGTGCGCGTCGGGAACTTGCAGCGCGAGCCACATGTTTTTGCCATTCCAGCCGGCGCGTGCAACCCGATGTCCCTCTTGCATTTCTTTGACGGCCTGTCCGATTCCAAACATAAATTTCTCCTAGGGGTTCACCACTTTGGGATCGAACTGGCGCACGGCTCCGTGGCCCCAGCCGAGAATTCCCTTTTCGTCGGCGGCCGCTTCACGCAACTGGAGCTGTTTTCCGTTTTCGTCGATGCGGATGAGGTGTTTCTTTTTAGCGAGTTCGGCGATCTGTGACCGCATCTTGGTGAGCTTGGGACCTTCCAGTTCCCGAACGAGCTTCATTAAAATTCCATCGGCCTTGTCGTACTGTTCCTTCGCTTTCTCCTTCACTTTTTCGTAGCGGCGGAGCTTGGCAGCGATGGAGCGCTCGCGTTTAGAAAGCCCTGGCATGGTCTTTGGTGACGATCACGGTTTCGAGTTTGGCGGCGGTAGAGGACATCAGGGAGTTTTTACGCGGCGGGAAGAACGGTCCAGTCTTCGGCGAGGAGGTCGATGTTGTTAGGGTTCCACGGCACAAGCTTGCCATCGACAGTTTTCAGGTAGATGTAAGGCAGACCCATCTTCGAGTTGGCATCGGGCACCTGAAGCGCGAGCCACATTCCCTTTCCATTCCAACCATCTCGCGCAACTTTTCGCCCGCTGCGGAGCGCCGACAACGCGCCGCCGAAACATCCTGAGAACTGTTCTCCTGTTCCTTCATTCATAACTTTTTCTCCTGAGAGTCGAGCCTATTCACTCCCGCCATTGACTAACAAGATTACCGAGGTCACAAGGGGATGGTAGAGTGGGGAGCGAGATAGTTTCTTAAGAAACTCTTTCCGGTTTCTTAAGAAACATGGGAGGAGATCAATGGGACGCCCGCGACAATCGCAAGTTTGCTGTTCATGGAAGTGCCGACGCGAGATTCAGCCGCACGAAAAAGGCATCGCAATCACGATGTTCGGCCAAACCCTCGGCATGGGGAAAATGCGAACTTCCAAATCCGAGCGCCTCTATCTCTGTCCGCAATGCGCCGCCCATCTCGCGACCGATACCGTTCCAGCAAAAAGTGCCCCTGTCGATCTCGCGTTTTTCAAGGTCGCGCTCGATTTAGCCGGGAAAGATAGCTGCGTCTCCGAGGCGATGTTCGAGCAGCTTCAGCAACGGCGGCAAGATATTCTCTATCCGCTGGCACTGGAAGAGGGAGAGATACTTTCCCCGGTGAAGCGCCTGCAAGCCGCGAGCTAGAACCGAAAGTTCGGCCCAGCCGCCAGGCTCGGAACCCAATGCGGCGAATCCGCACCCGCGTATCCGGGAAGGTAGTTCGCCTGCGCTTCAAACGCCATGTTGAAATTCTGCGTTCCCCCCGGTGCATAGCGCAGAAACAATCCCACGCGCCCGCCCCACTCATTTTTCACCGCCGCTTTCACCACACCTAAACTGCTGGTAAAGCCCGCCTGAAAATTTCCTCCGGTCAGCGCCGTGTGATTTTGCAGATACTTGGCCACAGCAGGGAACAGGCGCTCATAGCGGCCCCCGATGAAGGTGGATTGTCCAATCAGGGTGGTCTCGCCGAGGATGTTGTTCGTGGTGAAGGCAAATAAGGCGTCGCTCTCCGCGCCGGAAATCGAGCTACCCAGGTTCGGCAAGGTGATGGGCGAGAGGTTGAAGTTGAAAGTAGTAGTCGAGAATGCGTTGACTGGGGCCGTGGGTGCCGTCTGCGCCTGAATGGATCCAATCATCGTTAGTGCGAGGCAGAGGAATGCGAGAGCAAGAGTTTGCTTCATTGTTTTCTTCATCGTTAAATCTCCTTGGAAAGTTTTTCAGAGTAAGTCTTCAGGCTTGATGCCCTTAATTACGAGAACCGGGCTGCCCCGTAAGGCCATGCGGGCGGTTTGCAATCCGAGTTTGTAGCCAGCCTGAAAGTCGGGCGTGATTCCGCTTGCACCAACCATCTGTGCGCGGGCGTCTCCGAGTGAATTCAGTTCCTTTGCCTGACTGGCGAGCATCTGCGAATCGGCACTTTTCAGGCTGTCGATCGCGGATTCGATGAACATGACTGCGGGTGAGAGCCAGCTCATAAGGTGTCCTTGTAGAATCAGTAAATGGAAATCAGGGGTTCGCTACAATACTGCGCGGAATGTCGAGGTGTTCTCTACGTGCTTGTTCAATATCACGATCATTGGTACGCGCGCTGCCGTGGGTGTAACACTGACTACGAGTTATTTCCGGGCGAGATTCAGTTGATTAAGAAGGGCGCTCCTTCGTCTCCGTTTGAGCCAATCCCTGCGAACTGACGGCCTGCCCCGCTTGCAGCTCCGCCTCAACCTGCTGGCCGAACGGCGAGTGCAGGAAGTAAAAGAACACCGCCACTCCGCCGACGTGCAACCCCGCGTAGAAATATTCCAGAATGCAGTGCTCGGTTAAGCAGCCGTGATCGGCCACATACATGTGGCGGATGACGCCCGAAGATGAGGCCGCGACCAAGACAATGCAGGTCTTCAACCAGGCGGGCAGGGAATTCCAGTAGGCGAGGAGCTTCTGGGGCAGCTTTTGTAACATGAGAGATTTTCCTTGTGGGTGAGTTAGTAAGTGGGAGTAGAATGCGTCGGGTATGGATCCTAAAACGATGAAAGCTACGGCAATAATTGCGGTTGCCTGGTTTTTTTGCGGCTGGATGGCAGGACGATACTTTTTCCCCAAGCCTTGCTCATTGCCGATTACATTCAACGGCTCAAAAGCGTGCCGTCTCACATGTCCCCAAGATGCCGACGTGTATACGATTCTGAGCGGCTCGGACGCGCCCGGAGTTTTTATTCCCACCAGCACAAAGCGTGATCTTCCGTGGCCAGCCTATCTCATCGGAGCAGTCGGTCTCGCGGTCGTGGGGAATTACATCTACCAGATTTTCTTCGCGAAGCGCGGCCCCGAACCGGAAGAGCACGATGAGAATGATGACAAATTCGGCGGATGGACCTAAACCTTTATTGCAGCCTCTCCCAAACACAGCCGCCCGTAGTCGTCGATAACCCCACATCCTGAAGGACGATCACTGGGAAATTCCCCGAGGAAGCCGTCGGCATCGTAAGCGTGGCCGCGCCGTCGATGGTTTCCGTGGCATACGCTCCCGATGCCTGACTCTGCGTTTTAATCACCCATGGACTTGTGGTGTTTGAGTTCTTGATGTGAACCAGTGAACCGGTCAGCCCTTGGCAGGTTTCGAGAGTGAAGGCCGGAGAAGTCGCGCTCCCTGCCAGCGTCACCCATCCGTCGGTATCGAGCTGGGTCGCAACCGAGGCCACGCCGAACACAGTGCCCGCACCCAACCCGGAATTGACATTGAGGCAGGTAATTGTGGTTGCTGTCGAGGTCAGGACATGGCAGATCGTGTCCGCCGAGGTCGTGTTGTAGCCCGCCGGCGTCACTCCCGTGATGTAGACATCGGCACCGACGATGAAGGTGGCCGGAGTCGCGCTGAAGGTGAACGTGGCCGTATTCCCGGATTCCGACGCGGCAGTGATGGTAGCGGCCGCAGGTGCCGTGGTTGTGTAGGTGCTGCCGCTCGTGAAGTCATTCGCCCCAAGAATTTCCCGGTTCAGCGATCGTTGCCAGATCGCTCCAACGATGTTTTGCCCAACCGCCGTAGGATGCAAGCCGTCCGCGAAGAACGTTAAATTGGTCGAGGCTCCGTCCGCGCCCATCGAGGGAGACGCCCCGATGTCGGCGAACGCATCGACCATCGTCGGCCAGTACTGCCGCATCAATTGATTGTTTGTGTTTTTCCCGGCGTCATGGCTGGTCGCGTCCATGTTGGAGCCCAGCACCGTTTTGAATCCGCAGCCCCGATACATCCGGCTGGCCTGCATCATCGAATTGATGAATCCTGCAGAGCCGAGCGTGTTCGCGCCAAACCATTCGTGAATCACGGAGAACCCATTCGGCGCAACAAATTGGCAGGTGTTGATTTGCTCAAGGCTGTAAGAACCAGACGATGGTCCGTTGATGAAAGGATTCGGAGGAGCCCCCGCGCCGCTTTGCGAAATCAGTATCGGACTCCACGCTCCACTTGTGTTGCTCGGAGCCATGTAACCGAAGTAGCCGTTGGATGCTGCGTCCTCGGAGTCGCCGCGGCTTACCAAAATATTCCCGGCGAGGTTGGTGCCGAGTCCAAACGGAAGCTGGTTCGCGAGATTCGCAGGAGGTTGGGCGGTGATGTTCACGCCCCGGTTGTTCATGATCTGCTGCACCGCGTTGTAGTTCTGGATGATCTGCGCTGCTGTGAGTTCGGTGCTGTAAGCCAGCGCGTAAAAGATCGTGCCGGTCCACCATGAATTATTGCCGTTGATAAAAAACGGGCGTCCCCCAAACTGATACACCCCGGCAGTCTGAGTTCCCTGCGAGTGGCCGTTGGTGGGAGTAGCCAGCGGACCGAATCCGTTGATGTAAATTTGATCCGTGGAATTATCGAGCGCCCAGGTCAACATTCCAGTCCCAGTAAAGCCGCTAAGCGTGCTGACTTGTGAAGCCCCGCCGTACGTTCGTATGCCGGGTTCCAGCGGTGAAACCGAGGTATTATTTGGGAAGGCAGTTCCACCGACAAATCCTTCCACAAACCCCACTCCAGCGGAATTCGCTGCTGTGCCATTCCCTACGATCACGAACGGATAAGTCGCAGATGAGGTCCCGGTTGCCTGGATCTGATGCGTCATGTAAATCTGCCACGTCTTCACACCGTTCAAAGCTGAAGGCAGAGTTACGCATTGCGCATTGGCCGCGTTGAAGACAAGTCCGCCGCCCGCGTTCACCGCATTCCAGGTTGGCGCGGCCGTCGAGGCGCACAGCGTCCCATTATTACCGTTCCCTGAAACATCAGTGAGAACGGTGCCGGAGCCTTCGTTAAAATCGTATTGTGCAACAAGGCCAGATTGCACAATCTGCGAGGTCACCGCTCCGGTCGGAAGTCCGCCGAGCGCAGCCCATACTGTCCCGTTGTACTGGCACGCGACGGTATTTGATCCTCCTCCTGTGGTGCAATCCGTTGATGTCGTTCCATCGGTGACGCTGGCGATGGTTCCTGCTTTGGTTCCACAGCTTGAGGAGAGTTTTGAGACGGTCGTGATGCAGGAGCTGGACGAGCCGCCGAAGTTATTCTGGTTCGCCTGGGCGTGCGCCTGCAGAGCGAACAGGGAAAATCCCGCAAGGAGCAAAAGAAGTTTTCGCATGATAGTGAGTTCTCGAATTTCTAGGGAGTGCAGGGCGGGTGAATCGCGGGCGTGGTGCCGGTTAAAGTACCGTTCAAAACGTTGCCGCTCAAGTCCGGCTCCGGTGAAGTTACGCCCCACAATGGAAAATAGCCAGCAGGTTGAGGAAAGCCCATGCGCCGCGCCGAAGCTCCCACCGGACAAACCGCAGCAAGCGCCTTCATCTGGCCGAGCGAGAGTGTCGTATTCCATACGGCAATTTCGGCGATGATCCCGGTTGCCGGATAAGACGTTCCCGGCGTCTGGTTGCCGATGGTGAAGTTGTGCTGCCCGGCAAAGATGGTTGCCCCATCCCAGCCCGTGCTGATATTGCAGAACGTCCCGCCATTGACCAGCAACCCCGTGCTCGTGCCATTGATCGACCAGAGCACGACCTGATACCACTTGTTCGCGGTCGAGGCGCTCGCGCAGTTCGCGTAAGACTCTCCGGTCACGGCTCCGCAGCAACCAACGCCGTACCCCAACTGATTCGCCGCCGCAATGCCCGAAGGCACGCCCAGACCGACCCAGAATTGCGATCCGCCTACCCCATTGCTGAAGTGAGCCACCGCGGCCTGCGTTCCACTGCTCACGCTGGCCGGATACCACCAGAACGACACGGTTAAATTGCCGCCGCTGATGTCCAAAGCTGTGCCGATTCCGTTGGCGGTGATCTTGTCGGTCGATCCGTTGAAGGAGCGGCCGGCATGGAGCGGCAGAGCGAGGACAAGCGCGAGAAAGAAGGCGAGATGCTTCATAACACAAAGTGCGGGTACACAAGCATGTTGGCGGTAGGCGCGGTGCCTGTCGTCGAGGTCAGAATTTTCACCACCAGAATCGATCCGTTCGAGAGCGTCGATTGCACGTTGAAAGTCAAAGTGACGCGGTTGTACGCGGTCGACGTCGTCGTAAAGGTTTGCGCCGCGGCACAAGTGAGCGAACCCGTGTTGATGGTTCCGGAATTGATGACTCCATCACAGGTTTGAAAGTTTGCGGTGTGGCCTGCGGTCCCGTCGTTCGCCGCGATGTCCAAGACGATGGTTGCGCCCGTCGCCGCTGTGGGAATATAAATCGTGCAGTTGATGTAAGGCGAACCTGTAAAACCGGTGCAGGTCGACGTCGACGCGCAGAATTGCCACAAAGCCGCGAAATAATTGGTGAGCGAGGTAACGCTGTAGAACGTGAAGCCGCTCTCATCCGGGGTGCAGTTGTCGAGCGTGGGATTCCCGCCGCCCGATCCGCTGCTACCAGGTACAAGTTCCGGCGCGAATTCATCGATCTGGTACGTTCCCGGAGAGGCATTCGTCGATAGCACTCTGCCGATAACATCGCCGCCCGAGGTAGGAAAGACTGTCGACCCGGTATCGAGGCAATTCCCGCCAGTGGTGCCGCTGCGCTGCACATAATCATTGACCGTGGTCGCATTCGAGAATACGCACTTCACCAGGCCCGAGCTTTGAATCGTCGCGTCTCCCGTTGTGCCCGCTCCCGCCGTCACGATTCCGACAAAACCTGTCGTATCGGTGGTGGACATGATGACAACAGTCGAGTTCGGCGACCCATTGAGCTTGGTGAGTGTGTTTAAGGTAGTCCCCGTCACCGCGTCGTTCGGCAAAACAAAGCTGGTATAAGCTGCGCCGGTCGATGGAACGTCCAAGGTCAGCGTGTACGGCCCGCTCGCAACTCCATTCACTGTGAGCGTGTAGGCATAGGTTCCGCTCACCGTGTAGACGCCCATGTTTCCAAAGTTGTCTCCGGTGGATTGACAGGTGGAGGAGCCTTGCAACACTACTTGCTGATTGGTCGGACACGGCGTGGTCGAGGCGAGCGTCGGATAGGTGTTCGCGTAATTGGTGCAAGGAATCGCGTTGGCCGGGTAGTTGCAGAAGTTCAGAATGGCGCCCGGTTGGGCAAACAGCGGAGATAGGCCAGTTCCCCCAGCGGCCACAGCCCCAGCCGAACCAGGCGCACCGAGGTCCCAGCGCACATTTTGCGAGTTGGCGTAGGTCGCCGCCAGAACCAGGGCGAAGGCAAACAGCAGGCGCGCCCAGAAGGGATGAGTGTCGAAAAAGCGGGTCATGGAAATCTGTGAGTGAGGCTTCTTAGTTCGGCCGGGCGATGCGCGCGGCTTTTTCGGCTTTCACTTTCGCTACGCTCTTTCTCAGGATCGAAGTCAGTGGCTTATCGTTGGGCTGGATTTTTGGTTTCGCGATCTCGGACTCCGCCTCGTCTTCGGCTTTTAATTTTTCCATGTTCTTTGCCAGCCGTTCCCCGATCCGTTCGGTCAAGGGCGGGCGCGGCGTGCCTTCCACTTCGCTTCCCAGCGCTTGACCAGCGTCCCACTCTTTTTTCGGAATATCACGAAGCGTGGGAAGCGGTTCGTCTGGTTCGGCAATCGATTCCACCATCGAACCGGCTTTGCCCGGAGTGGCGATGCGTCCGAGTCCGGCAGAGGGATCGGCGATGGTATGCCCGCCGGCCGCAAGCCCGCGGGAATTTTCCAACTCCTGATTGATGCGAGTTCCGCGCAGCTCTTGCGGCGTACCGAAATCGGGCGGAACTACTGGCGTTTTCGGGGCAGGCGCTTCTTCTGGGGCGATCTTCGGCCCCCGCACGATGTAATCGATATCTTTTGCCGCCTGCACGCCGGGGATGCGTCCGACGCGGCGCACAGCCACTTCTCCAGCACGGCCTATCATTCCGGGCGCGGCATCGGGGGAAGATTTCGGCGCGGCCACTCGCGGCGTTGGACGCGCGATTCCCGGCTCTGGGATTGCATCCGGCTCACCCATTTCGCCCGCCATCATCAGCGTGGCTTTTTCGGGAACGTCTCTGAGTTGGCCTTCGCCGGGATATAGATCGCCCGACGGTAAAAGTCCGTGACGCTGCAAAAGCCGGTGGCCGATGACCGGCGCAGTCACATCGGCAACATTTTTCAACACGCCCGCGCCAAGTTCGCCAACCGATTGGAGAATCGGCTTCGGTGGAATTGTTCCCGAGAAAGAGCCGCGATGCTGATTCAGCGTGACAGGCGCCTGCCCGTCATTATTCGACGCGATAGGCGGCGGCGCTCCATACTTCGCCCACGGCCCCGCTTCTGCGGCTTGCGGCTGATAGTTATCCCACGGTCCAGCCATTTACTTCGCCACTACTTTCTCCCAACTCGATTGATGCGACGGGTCGCCGCCCTTGAATTTGTAGCCGCCTTCGATGGTGCCGATTGCGGGAGTTTGGTGAGTGCCACCTTGCGCGCCTGTCTGTGCTCCGCCGCCACCCGGCGCTGGTAACGGTTCTTCATCGGTCAGCCCGTAGCGTTTCGAAATGCGCCCGTGCTCCGATGAGTATTTTTTGTAGCTGGCCTGTTGAATTGTGTCGGCCAGTTGAGATAAATCTTTCTGCAAATCCGCATCCATCGGCTGTCCGGCGGTCCACTTGCCGAGTTTGCCGCGCGCCTTATCCCAGAGCGAACCCGCTCCCGTGGGAATTCCGAGTTCGACCGCATTAATGCGCTTGACTCCTTCCATCGTGGTGATGCCAAGAGTGGCGAGCATCCCCTGGAAGCTTGCTGCTATCTTGTTGCCCGCCTGCGCCTGCGCAATGGAATCGCGGATCAATTCCGCTTTACTGGCAGCATCCTGATAATCGCTTTCGATCTTGGTGATGTGCTCACGGCCTTTTTCCTGCTTCTGGAAGTCTTCGCTCTTTGTCTGGCGATCCGCTGTTGCCGCCTGTCCGCTGGCCGCCACATCTTTCTGCTCTTTTACGTGTTGGCCGTGGGCCCGATTCGCCGAGTCCACTAAAGGCTTCAGCGCGGGCGGGAGATTCGGGTCGTTAATGTCATAGGTCTTTTTGTCCGGACCAGTCACGCTCACTGGAATTCCAGCGTCGTAGTTGATATGTGCGGCGACCGTGGGTTCCGGCTTCGCGCCCGCCTTGGCCTGCATCACCGCGTTGTATGCGCCGAAGTAGGTGTAAGGTTGCTGTGTTTCAGGATCGACGCGCGGCTGCCCGTTATTTCCCGTCATCAGATCGTGAATCGTAACTTCTTCGGGCGTGAGACCTTGTTTGGGATTTCCCGCAACCGCAGCTTCTTCGCGCAGCTTAGCCGCATCCGCAGTATCCTTCTCCGCTGCCGCTGCCGCTTGTTCCGTCCTCGCGCCAGCTTCTCCGATGGCTCCCTGTTCTTTCTGTTCTCCCAGGTCTTCACCGATGCGCCCGGTCTGCTGCCTTATCAGTTGATTGTGGTGCTCTTCGGTGCCGGGGATGGCATTTAGAATGGGCCTCGCTTGCGGGCTGAACGCGGTAGCGATTTCTCCAGCGGCATTCAGGCCGCGAAGAATTCCTCCGGCGAACGGATGTGCTCGCGCGATCTGCGAGACGCCGCTGCCGGTCGATTGCAGCCGTCCAAGTTCAGCCTGATCCGCAGTAGTTTTCGCTTCAATCGGCGAAGGCGAGGCAATGGGACGCGGCGCAATTCTCGACGCCGAAGCATGCTGCTCTAAATCTTCCGTGCTGCCGGGTGCAGGCGTTGGCGAAGGAGCGGGCGCACCAAGGCCGCGCAGCATGACTGGCGGAATCTGGCTGCCCGCGCTGGGGCGTGCGATCTGCGCCGGCTGCCGCTCGTTACTGTCCGGATCGAGTTCGTCGTCGAGTTCGTCCGCCATTTATCCGCCGCCTGCCATCATCCCTTGGGCCGCCGCCTTCTCGCCGTTCAAGATGTATTGCTCCCCGAAGTTATTGGCGAGGCTCGTCCCTGAATTCTCTCCATTCAACGCCGATGTGGACGAGTTCAAATATCCCAGTGCCGTCGCTTCATCCACCCCATAGAGCGATTGCAACGCCGAAAGCGCCTGCTGTCTTTGCTGCTGCTGTAAATTGGCCTGCGACTGCTGGATACCCAGCGCGTTTGTGGAAAGCTGTCGTTGCGCCGAGCGCGATCCACTGCCAATCGCCCCTTGGAAGCCGCCTGTATTTCTCGTCCTGGCTGCGGTCAAATTCGCCTGCCCGGTGATGCCCGCAGTTGAGCCTCCCAGTGACTGTTGGCTCGCCGTGTTCATGTAGGCCAGTTGCTGCGGGGTGTAGCCTTGCGGGTTTGTGGCTTGCGACTCGAGTTGCGGCGTCAGAAAACTGTTGATGTCGGAACCAGAATTGAATAGCGACTGGTTATTGGCCTGTCCGACGCCGGAGTTCGAGAGAAGCTGTTTGTTCGCGCCTTTTCCCATAAATAATTCCTAGACTCCGCTCTGCCGGAAGGCCGCGACCGGGTTCTTCATCATGTGCACGATGAATTTCTGCAATCGGATCTGCACGTCCGTCGCTCCCGGCAACGGAATCACCGAAACCCGGAAGAAAATGCGATTGCCGCGGATGCCCGTCGTCCACTCCAGATCGTCCGCCAGGCAGTTCGAGGCGTCGGTGTCGGCGACCAGAAGGCGCGGCGAAAGCGACGGCAGAAAGTTGTAGAGAGAGTTCACGATGGGCGTGATGATCACTTGCCCCACTCCGGTCACGAAGGCGTGTACCTGTTTAACCAGTTTTGAGTCCGCTCCCAGCCCTAACGCCTGTTCCTGATCGTGATCGGTAAAGGCGTAGGTCGTGTAGTAGGGATAGATTTGCCCGTAGTCGTCGTCAGTGAGTTTGGCCGGATTGAGCGAATAAATATTTCCGAAGGATGCGCCGCCGGGGAAGGCTCCGCCCGCAAAGAAGATTTGCCTTTGGTTCTGCGGCCGCACCAGAATCTCCACATCGTTGGCCGCAATGTTCCACGCGCTCCACTTGCGCGTGAGATCCGACGATTTCATTTTCCCCTGAATCGTGATGTGCAAGGGCGGAGCACCCGCAATCTGTGTCGCGGTGTCCATCTCGCGGTAGTCGAGCACAAAGACGACGTTTGGTGTAGTGGCGCCATTAATCGGAACGGAAAAGTAAGCGCGCCGTGTGGCCGGATCGTTTTTAGCGACGACAGTTTGGCCCGCGCCCCAGTTGATGTCATCCCAGGTTTTGCGCGGATCCTGCGCCTGTGGCAAAGTCCCTCGAGAGATTTCCTGCGAGACCTTCCAGAACTCCGCCCCGGCAAACAGGTAGACGCCGTTTTTCGCCGCCACCACGGCCCAGTCTTCCGCCGCGTCTCCCGTGCCGAACTTTCCCGGGTCGCCCGCTCGAACACTTAACGCGCCGGCCGCTCGCGTGAGTTGGTTCACGTTCCAGTCGTCCGGCTCTGAGGTATTGTCTTCGAAGATGTGAACTCCCTCTGCGGTTTCGAGCAGCGAGGATTGCCTTAGCAGGGCAAAGCAACGGATCGGGGACTCGTCATCGTCGGGCCCGAGATTGCCTGTCGTTTGGGCGAAGGCTTCCGGGTTTTCCACATAGGACCAGCGGCTTTGATTGTCGCGATAAGGGTTGTCGGTGAAAACGAATTCGTGCTCGGTCACGATGATGGTCGCAGCGTGGTTCAAGCCGATTTCATAGATGGAGAGAATCAGGTCCGAGGGAATCGTGGCCGGAGTTTCCGCATTAAACGTGGCAAAGGGAGTGAGCGCACCAGCGGTCGACAAAGTGTTGATGGCAATCTGCGCGGTCGCGGTGAAACTCGCCAAAACGCTGGATAAAACCACAAAATAATTCCCCGAGAGTCCGGCCGCGCTGGCCTTCGCCCAAAATCTGACCGAGTATTGCGTGCTCGGCGAAAAAATCGCATCGCCAAAGGAATCCTGATACCCGCTCTGGGTGAGCAAGCCTTTCTTGTTGCCGCTGCCGTCTCCCGTGATCCTCCAGCTCATCCCCGAGGCCCACGAGCCGCCGTTGACCAGAGTTCCACCCACATTAGAACCGGCATTCCAGCCGAGAGGCGCGGTCAACACTCCCGAGAGATATCCACCACAGAATCCCGTGTTCAGCAGGTTTTCGATCTTGTTGTAGTCGCCCCAGCAGGCCAGCCGTGAGGCGTAGGCGAAGAAGCCCAGCATGGGACCAAGCACAACCTGGTCGAATAGATCGTTGCCGATTTGGTCGATAGGTACGGCAGCTAATAACGTGTTGTCGGGAACGTCGAACACGTAAGAGGTCGAGGTATTGTCGGGGACGATGGTGGATTGCACCACGATGGGCGTCCCGGTTGGACTAGTGGGATTCGGCAGCGTGACCGAGGCTGGGATGATGAAGAAGTTGTCGCCGCCCGCCGCCGTGAAGCCAAATATTCGAGCGATGACGTTGGCCGGACCGATCGGGAGATTCGTCAACTGCCACTGCGAATTCCCAACCGAAACAAATGAAACCGTCGGAGATGGAGCGGGAATCGCGCCCTGCCGGGTCAGCCACATACAGACGACTTGATGCACGCCGGGAGCAGACTGGCCGCCGAGAGAGACAGTGCCAGCCGCCGCGGTGGGCGTGATGACGACAGTCGCAGGCGCAGTTGCAAACGAAAAATAAATGCTCCAATGACCGAAGCCGAAAACCAGTTGAGTGACCACCCAGTTTGCGGGATTCCCCGCCGTGTTGTTGTCAAGGCCGCTGCCCGTGCCAATCAAAATGATGGTGTCGCCAACATTGACGTTGGGCTTGGTGCTGCCCACTTCCGCGAAAGCCGTAGCCGGTCCGCAATCCCCACCACCAGAATTCGCCAACCCGGTTGCGGTGATGATGTAGGTGAAAGTCGTGGTCGAGGGAACGGTGCCGACCGTTTGCAGCCCGTTGTACCCGGCCACTCCCACGTTATAGACAAAGACAATCTGGTCCGGAATGAATCCGTGCGCCGAAGTGGTGGTGATTGTGACGACATTTCCACTTTGCGTGGCTCCCGTTGGCGATGCCGCGATGGCAAAAAAGGGCGTGTTGTCTACGCCAAGAACTGCAACACTATTCTGGTAATCCACGACCGTCGGCCCCGCTCCCGGCCCATCCATCGTCACCCGGTCTAAGTTGGTTCCGTCGTATTGCAGCGGAATCCCTTGGCCATGCAGCAGATCGGAACAGGCAAGGTATTCCCGTCCGAATTCCGAGACCGATTGCGCATAGAGACCGGGCGTGATCTGGAAAATGCTGGAGACGGTACCCGGCGAGTTGCCCACGTCTTCCACCCAGAGCTTCCCATCCGAGGTCAGAATTAAGGTGAGGGGATCGTCGTTCGGCTGGATGTAGGTCTTTTCGTAGAGGACTTGGGTTCCGGCGGTGAGCGCGCCCGTGGCGAAAAGTTTGGCGAGGCCGGGGCGGGATACCCATTCTCCGGGGACGTAGCACCCATCCTGCTCGTCAGGAGTTAAGCCTTCGGGAATGTCTGACGGGGCAATGTCGCTCTTGCGCCCCGCAAACAAGGCGAGAGTGACATCTTTGACATCGGGTGGGGCGAATGCGGAAGAGGCCATACTATAAAATGTCGGAGTGGAGTTGCCTAAACTACCGGAATTGCCCGAAGTCGGCGTCTGCGAGGCAGACCGGACGATTCACATCTATTTGCCGAACGGAAATCACGCTTTAAAACCAATTTCAGCAGATCGAACGAAAGAACAAGCCCTCGCCGAAGTTCAGCAAATGCTTCGCGAAATGGGCTACATCGCATATCGCGAAAGAGACGTTCACAAAGCGAGTTAAATGATGGACCGGCGGAAATTCATCTCAACTCTGATCGGCGGAGTGGCTGCCAGTGCGGCGGTGCGGACGTTTCCGTTCCGGGTGTTCAGCTTTCCGAGTAAGATCGAAACCGGCGACTGGAAGGGAATCCACATCGACTCTTATCCAGGAATTCTGCAAACGCCTTATTACGGCAGAGGTTGTGCGATTACTCCCGAGATGATTCAGCGAGCCATCGCCAGAGAACAGGCGCGCAGACTTTTGGGAATCTAGCCCTACATTTGCATCACCTAGAACGTGACCGCCTTCGGGCTAGCCTGCCCTCCGTAGTACACATACGAAGAGGGCTCCGAGGTGTAAAACGTCGAAGCCACCCGGAAGAAAAGCGTCTGCCCCTTCAAATACTGCAGAAAACTTTTTGAGATGCCGTTGTCGATCTGCACTGTTGTCTCAGGCGTGAACGTCGGAGTGCTGGAATACTCGATCAGGTAAGCCGTGCCTCTGGGCGAATTGTTGTGCGTGATTGAAACCGTGCCAAAGCCGTTGGCGGCTGAAACGGAAATCGAAGTTGGAGTCGAAGGCGCGGGTTGGCTGGCTTGCGGGGAGGCATTGGTCTGGTTTCCGATGTTCTTATCGGCGGAAGCGAGCGCGTCCAGCGCCTCCGCAAAGAACCGGTCTTTCCCCATGATGTAGGCGCGGTTCGGATAGGCCGCACCGGTTTGTGTGAGCGCCATCGACTTCCTACGGCATCACAAAAATAGCTTCGCCCTGAATGGTGTCGTTCAGGACGTTCGCGGGATAGTTGCCCGCCGTGAGTTCGGTCAGCGCCGATTGCGCGGCCGCCCCAGTGAAAACCTGCATGGTGCCGTTGGTTAGGCTGGTTCCGGGCGCGTAGCTGTACTGATACATGCCGCTGCTCCCAGCTGCCCCTTGCGGGCGGGCGGAATTGAGTTCCACTTTTACAACTCCCTCAAACGTGGGCAGCACCTGGCCCGGCATTCCCGCCAGTAGGCTCATGAGTTGCGTCAGGTCGAGCGTGTCCCCGCCCGCCACATACGGGTTGGCATTCGTGCCGGTATTGACGTTGGTGGGTGTGATGTAAAACAGCATGTGAAACATCTTGCCGGTTTTCCAGGTGAGCGGCTGGCCTGTCTGTGAGCCGGTTTGTACTTTGACGAATAGCATCTTGGGTTTCTCCTTGGGGAAAAATCTGTTTGGTTCAGGCGGAGTGGCGGCGGCGAAAACGGCTGCCCCACGGAATGCGGGAGTAGCTCGCCCGTTGCTGCAGCTTGGCGTAAGAATTCGTGATTTGCGAGATAGCAGCGTCTCCGGCGGCGTCGAAATTCGGACCAAGCAAGGAACCTCGCGGAGTGACGAAAATCGCTGCGGCATAATTCGCCAGAGGTTCGGCACAGCCCATGATGGGTACGGGGGTTGCAGCAAAGCTGGACGAAGGGGCAATGTCCGGAAGATAAGCGGCATAGCGCGATTTCACATCCATCGGCACAATCGAGCCACGGAAATAGATCGCATCTTCCCGCCAATCGAAGTAGCGGTTCCAGCTTCCCTTGGCCTTTGATCGCAGTCCGTCCGGCGCAGGGTGCATCGGCCGCAAAACGTTCAAGTTCGGATTCGTCGCAGTCGCCCCACTCACGCTCTGCCGCTCTTCCAAGCGCAAGGGAGAAATAAAATCCGCTGGCAATGTCGGACATCCTGAAAGTGTCTCCGGAGTCCAGAACGTCACCCCGTCGAAAAATCCCGCCCAGTTGATGTATTGTTCGACCGCCGGATCAAGATTGGCGATGACTGGGAAGCCGATCATTAAAGTAGTGCTCTCTAAGCGCGGGTGGCCTTTGTCGGCAAGTTTTTTCTGTACCTTCCGGAACGCCAGATTGATCGTAGGGACGACGTAGGCTTGCGAGTCGGCGAAGATGTCTCCGGTCGGAATGGTTAACTCGTAGGGCAGTCCGTTCGCGACCGCGGCCTGGTTCAGCAAGTTGGCCGTGGTCGGCGAAGTCACCATCGCAATTTCGTTGGCTACGCCGTTGATGACGATGGCCACCCCATTCATCAAAGCGGTAAAGGTATTCCCCGAGGCCCATGTGATTGTTAGTCCACCCGCGTTGACGTTGACCGTGCCGGAGTTGGCGGGCTGAATATTTTGGATGTAGTCCCCCAGATAGGTCCGCACCATTTGGGTAACGGTGGCAAGGGAATCGTAGGGAGCTGAAGGAGGAAGGGGCACGGGATTAGAATTGAACGATGCTGACAGCGAAGGATATTTACGAGGGGCTTGTCGACCAGTTAAGCGGCGAAGGGTCTTGCCACTACATTGAGCAACAGCGAAGCGATAGCGATTTTACGAATGTGACCGTGGACGGGGCAATCGACTGCAAGCAATTCGCGGAACACATACTCACGAAAATCCGGACTGACCCTGCCAACCTAGTCTTCGGAAGGCCCATCAACGAAATCTATAAGTTGATTTTGGAAGACGACCGGCAAACCGAAGAGAAACAGCGAACCGTTAGTTGGTCGCCTCCTCCTCTTCCTTGACCATCTTCGCGGCATCTCGTTCGCGTTTCTTCTGCCGCGCGGCCACGCTGGCTGCGTCGATGTCTTTGCCGCAGTGCTTACACACCTTCGCCCCGGCTCGAATATCTTCTCCACACTCCGGGCATTGGTCGAGCGTGTGATCGAGCGATCCCCAGAGCGGCGGACGGCCTAAGTAAGCGGCGGCTTCGTTATAGCGCGGGCGGTCCATCATCGAAACTTTTTCCCCGGCCTGCACTTTTTCGGAGCCTTGCGCGTAAATCAGATCCATCATCTGCGCCAGCTTGCCCCGCGCCCCTTCGATCTCATCTTCTTCCGGCTCTTCGTTTTGCGAGACGAACACTCCGAACCATTCTCCGTTGGTGGTGTGGATATCAAGGCCGGAGGAAGTGGAATTCTTTCCGATGATGTCGTCGGCCACGCCCATCACATGCTTTACTTCCTTGCCGATCTTGCGCTCGCCGCTCAG